CACACACAATACGCTCTTTCCCTTTTCATGAGGACTTCTTTAATACGTTCGACGTCCTCCCAAATCTCGGGGGTGAAGGTTCTCGGTCTTCCGACATCGAAATACTCGTCCGGGTCCAATTCAACCAACAATTTAGTCTTCTTCCCGCTAAGAGGCCAACCTGGCGAAGTATTAAAGTTCATGGCATCAATAAATCTCTTACCCTTAATTCCAGAAACAGTTTGCACTCTTGTCAATGGTTTGCAATCGGTAAATAATTTCGGCAGTTTCTGATAAATCTTAATAAACTGCAGTCGATAACATTTCACAGCGCGAACAACAATACTCCCCAATGATTGGGAGGGGTGAGCAAGTTGCTCAAGTGCTACCTGGAAAGGATACACTCCCTCCCCCTTCAATTTCGGGGGTCCCCATTGTTGGGGAACACCTGTTTCATCTTCCACAATTTTTGAAATTATGGTGGGTTCAACAGAGGAATGGGGAGTAGATTTGCCACTTGTAGTTCCAAATACTTCCAATGAACAACCAGGAGTCACAAAACGAGTGGCACTTTTATAATGAACTTCGGTGCTTTCAATTAAGCGTTTTCCAAACTGGTGTGTTGGTAAAGTTCCCTTATTACATGTGCGAACTACTCCTGGCACATCCTCCAGATACTGTAAACCTCTCTCCACTTCATCCTGTGTTACATACCCGCAACCTCCTTCGGTGCCCTCTCCACATAAATGAAATCCTATTATGGCCGCACCTCTTCCTTTGGAGACCAGAGGAGACATACACATCCCATCTGCAGTTTCAAAAGGTAACTTATAGAAGCCACCAGGTATATTATTCATAGATGTATGACAAATGCCTCCTAATTCTCTCTTGAAATACGTTTTTGACACTGATATTGTAGCATCCTTTCCTTTCAATACAAAAGACGCTTCAGAATCACTCGGAATTCCTGTAGGTAGAAAACGACGCATGTCTCCCATACTACCAGAACTTGGTGTCCAACATATTGCAAAGTCCGTGTTTGGTATGATATACGTATATTTTGAACCCAAAGTTTCTCGAAAGTTTCCTCCTACTACTTTAGGATTCCTCCGCCAACAATGCACTGGAATATCCTCATATCCCTCGTTCCAATGTCTTTTCACAAAGTGTGCAGGTATGATCATAAAATTACTTTCGATCATAAAACCACGCACATAATATGACGGACTTTGAACATATACCAAGTTTT